CCGTTGCCCGCCAATACGAGCGCCCTCAAGGGCCTGTTGACACTGCTCGGCAATGATCCCCACCGACGTGTCATTCAGCCCCGCAATGGTCAGCAACCAACGCGAAGTACGTGCATGAACAGTACGATTCAACGACCGCTCAGACGCATACGGGATCACACGAGTAACCAACACATAAGGAAACGTAGGACTAGCCGGAACCTCGCCTTTATGAATCGGCGCTTTACTCGGCAACGTAGCCAACAGGGCAAGGAACTCAGAATGACTACTCAAGCTGATCACCCCACCCATCAACCACACGACCAAGCTCACGCTCAAGGTTCGGGGTCTCACGATCTAACGGCCCCTCAAGATCACCAGTGCCACCACCGCGGCTAGTGCCGAAGTAGTAGATGTTACCCAGCGCGCCACCACGTCTTGACTTGTCGGGCCCGATCTCATAACCGAGCGAACCAACACCACCAATACGGTCATAGCTGATAGAACCAGCCAGGCGAGCACCCAAAGTTCTCGAACTACGAGCCTCAGAAACCAAGTCATCCTTGATATTCTGAGCGCCCTTCTTCAACACCTTATCAGTATCAGGAATTGCTTGACCAGCGATCCTTCCGAGATCAGCCGCGAAGGCCCTGAGATCATCAGCGCCACTCACTGCGTCACCAGTTCTACGTTCCACCTGTACGCGGTGCGGATCGAACCACGCGCAAGCTCATTGAGGCGAAGCTGCAACCCAACCAACAAGGGGTCAAGCGACGCAGAAACAATGGTCACTCGGTCATTCACCATCGAACCTGTAGAAACTGGCAGATGAACCATGAGGTTTTCAACCACAAATGCGTGTCCACCAGCTTCAGGAGATCCAGCCTGAGCAGCCCGACCCTGTACCTTGCACTTGCCTTCGTAGACTTTTTCCCATCCATCAGTAACAACACCAGTTACCGGGTCAGTCACTTCGCCAGCACGCCGTTCAAGGATGCATTGATCAAGCATGAGCGACTCAGCTTGCGCCTGAAGGTCAGGAAGTACGCTAAGAACATCATCAGCGATACTCACAGCGAACCACCTTCAAAGATTGGTCGGCCAGCAATGTCCACACCGCAGGAGCAGTAGTTAGCGCCCATCATGAGGGAGCACCACGGAAGATGCGGTGAACCATATGAGGCGAACATATCCACCGAGTAGGCGCCGTCGTTCTTCTCAACAAGACCGAGCAGTTTCCACCAGTCGTCCTTGATAACAACGCGACCAGTTCCCGACTTATAGAGCTTGGAAGTAGAAGCATCATCCACAGCAACAGTGACCTGAGTAGCATCGTCAGGGTGTTTAGCGTGCGACGTGACAGCCTCACGCACCACATAATCAACCTTCAGTTGATCAGGGTATTCAACACCTAGTTCTTCCACCCGCAGATCGATGAGCATCACAGCATCATCAATCCACATTTGCCACTGTTGCTCTTGGATACTGCCCGGTTCGGGGGCGGCCTTACCCAGTGCCACAGCGATCTTCGCCGGAGTTACCGTTGTCGGCATAACCGCCCCCTCAACTAGTTGTCAGTCTTGCGAGTTCGTGATGCTCGCTTGACAGGCTCTTCAGCCGCCTTGTCTGCGTCGATCCATTCACTGCCCAAGTTGGCTGCGACTGCGTCGGACACGGACATGACAGCACCAGTCACCTTATTTTTCAGGCGAGGCATGCTTAGGCTTCCGGAACCTTATCAACGATCTTTGCGAAGTTGCGGTCAATTTCCGCAATGCCCCAGCCGTAAACAACCTCGGCGCGGAATGCGATCTGGTTGTTGCGCTTCAGATCGCCGTTGCCATCTGGGTCGCCGTACTCGATGAGTTCCAGACCAATAGCACGCTGAACGCCCCAGCGGACCGCCGAGAAATCGCCAACAACAGCCAGCAGGTTCGACGGAGTAGCAGCCACGCCCGTAGCGCCAACAGTGCGAGAAGTCGCTGCATTCAGTGACTCAAAGACCGAAGTTTCGTTCGCAAAGTTGAAGTCGGGGTAAAGCTTCTGGCCAGTGGTTGGGATACGCTGGCCGGAAATCTTAGCCGCAAACTTCGGGTCCATGGCAATGCCATTAGGCACACCATTGGCTGCTAGAACAGCAGCAGTAGCAGCATCGGTCGAAACATACGGGGCATCAGCAGCAGCGTATTCAACCTCAGCAGTAGCAGCAACTAGCTTCTGAGTCATCGCAGGGACGACAGCGCCAGTCTTCGGGTTGATGCCGTGAATAACACCGTAGTCCAATGCGCGGGAAAGCGCCGGCTGGATCTGCTCCAGGATCTGCTGGATTACACGAAGCTGGTGATCCTCATCGGCCCACTTCACTTCTTCAGTGAATCGAACAGTCTTCTGAAACTTGAACGGTTCAATGGTCTGAACGGTTCGAGTAATGTCATTCGAGGACTTGTTCTGACCTTCGCCCACGTACTCGGCTTCGCCAGAGTCGAAAACGAATGCTTCGCCCTTGCCAAACTTCATCGGAATGGAGCCGGACAGCTGCGAAATAGTGGAACCCTTGTGAATGTTGTTCACCCACGGGTCAAGAAGCTGAGTTGGAATGGTCAGCGAACCAGTAGTAAGAGCGGCCACAATGGCCTCCTATTCCTTATTGAAAAGTTTCTTTGTGAACTCTCGAAGGTCGGCACTGTCATCCCCAGTCTGTGCCGGTGGGGTGCCTTCCTTCGGAGCAAAGTTGCCTTGCTTCTTCTGCTCAACCTGCAAGCCTGACAAAGCCTTAGCCTGCGCGGTGAGCGTTGCTTCATCGGTTCCAGTGAGTAGCAATTCAGCGGGCGAAGGTTCACCGTTAGCGCCCTTCGCAGTGCTGATCCCATGCGCGGCAGCGATAGTCGCACGCAAGGCCGACTGTTCAGCCTCCTGCGCACGAGTTTCCAGCCCAGCAAGGCGCTGTTCCAAGGTCTGACTTTCACCAGCCTTAGCCTTCAACACCTCGTAATCACCGAACTGGTTCTTTGCCTGCCGATCCAAACGCTCCTGAACAATGCGATCAACATCAGCCTGCGTGAAAGACTTTGCCGGCTGTTCACCAGGCTTAGGCTGTTCACCTGCTGGCTTTGGATCGCCAGCAGAAGGCGCAGGAGTAGGATTCGGATTTTCACTCATTGGATTTACCCCGTTTCTGTCCCGTCGGACGATAAGACCGGTCTTGAAGCGCGACCGTAGCGCGTACACCCACAGCGCTAACCGTGGAATTCTTCATAATTTGCGTTCAAATACTCACGCACCTGCGCTCGATGCGCAGCAGAACGATTCCGACTACTGGCCATATACTGCATGACGCTGGCTTCTTCACCGTCAGGCCCATTCAAAAACACGGGCACCGCAGTGCATTTGCAGTTCGGATGAGCAGCGAAACGGACTGTTGACTTCTTGTAGACAGCGCCACGATCAGCGAGCATCCTACAGAGCTTGCAACCACCACTAGTGTTGCGTTGCCACCCGATGCACTTGTCATCGTTGATACGGTTCCAAAGGATCGTGTCACGGTAAGGGCGAGCAGTCTCAAGGTTCACAACTTCAGCCAGACGACCACCAGTGGTTTCAATATCGCCGTCTTTCAACGGATCAGATGCCCACGCAATAGCCCTGCGAATCTTCACAACCCGATCAGCAACAATCGGCGTTGCCGTAAAAGGTGTGCTTTCCCACCGTTCCCGCTCATCCTCGTAAAAATCAGCCGCCAAAGCAGAAGACCCATCAGCGTAATAACTGATCAGATTAGGAACCGTATACAGCAGTTCGGCGCGCTGATCCTCAAACGATCCCGAAACCTCAGTGAGAGCAGACTGCGCAGAAGCAACAGCGGCGCTAGTCAACAAGACCAACGCCGCCTTAGACTCATTCGCCGTTACCATCATCAACCACCGGAGGAACCAAAGCCCGAATCACCTCACGCCCAGCAGCACGACGCTTCTCAGCCATCGCACGCTGAATCTGTTGCGAATCCAAACCAAGTAGCTCCAAACCAACCTCAGTTTCAGCCAGCCAAGGAATCGCACCAATCTGCTTCGAACCAGCATCAGCTTCAGCAGCCTTCGACAGATACACTGGCGAACGCCACTTGGTATCGATCGATAGCCAATCTGATGGGATCTCCGTCTTGCCGTTCTGAATCGCCAACGCCCGGTGAATCGTACGCCGGATAGGAACAGACCAATCAGCAGTAGCACCCTCAGCTTCAGCGATCAGGTTCTCCCGCGAAGCAGAATAGGAACCCTCACTAGTCGGGTTTGCCATATCAGTCAGAGCAAAGTCAGAGTCGGGAAGATCAGTCTCACGCGCCATCAGCTTCGCCAGTGCATTCAGCTGCGCCAGATGAGATTCAGGCGACTGCGCGTCAAACTGCTTCACATCAGCGCGTTCGTTACCCGGCGTGGCCTCTTCATCATCAGGAATGCCAAACACTCGCCCAAGAGCTAACTGCCACGAAGCCTTCATAGAACCATCCTGGTTCTTGAAGATCGAATCATCGCCACCCAGCAGAATCAGCTTAGGGATCGTGTAGATATCCATGTGGCCTTCAAGGCGCATTAACGCACGCAGCGCTGAATCCTGATGAGACATGACAGGGCGATTGATGCGTGATCGGCCAAACCTGCGTGAACCACGAGGCCGATACACCAAAGGCTCAGCAGGAACACCCAAAGTGTGCGATGAGCGATCAACCTGCCACTTGCCGTCAACCTTTTCAGCGTTGATCGTCAGATTATGCAAATACAGGATGAAGCCAGTGATCTGATTATCCTCACGCGCCGTCACAGACAAAAGGTTGTCCAACTTACGCGTGCGGGCATTCCACTCACCGTAAGCATTCAACGCGTCCTTAGCATGCACCAACGCTTTCGGCTCACCAGCAGACTCATCACCACGAGTCGTAATCAGGTACGAAACACCATGAATCAGCGAATCAGTGCGCGCCTGCGACAGTTCAGAGAACAGGAAATTAGTATCTTCCAACTCCTGCATGCCCAGCGATCTGAGATCACCGTCAGTCCAGATCATCTGCTCAAGATTGCAACGACGAGCCAGCCCATCAACACCCTTAGCAGCCCAACCCAGCGCCAAACCGATATTCGCGTACTGGGGAGGAATCACAGTGCCGATCTGCCTCACAGCCCGCTTACCGTCATAATAAGACGACCGCAACAAGTTCCGATCAGACTTCTGAGCAAGCGCCTCAGCACAACGATTCAAAACCTCAAGCTCCGAAACATTAAGGCCGTCAACAGCAAGCTTTTCAAACATCAAAGCACGACCGCCTTTCGCTGCGATGAACGCCGAGTAGGGCGATTCACGTTGTCATTCTGAGCGCCCCACAGGGCAAGAGTCTGAGAAACAATAGGAGTAATATCCGAGGCCGCGTCTTTACGATTCCAAGCCCAGCCACCAGCCAGTGGGCGCTTAGTAGCAACAGACAATGCCGTGTTCACCTGCGGCTGATCAGTATGGAAAACCGAACCATCAATGATTCCGTCG